ATGGCCGTGTCACCCGTGATGTTTATCCTGAAGTTGGTCACGTCAGCCGGGGGCAGCGTGTACTCGTTGGTGGCCTTGGCCTCAGCGTAGCCCCAGCCGCTGTAGGTGCCGCTGTCAAAGACGCAGCGGCAGCGCACAGTGTAGACGCCGCTGTCCAGCCGCCTGATTTCACCTGACGTGACGTTGGGGCCAAATGACCCACCGCTTGACCACGGGTCATCATCATCAGCGCCTTCACGGTACTGAAGCTGGAAGCTGGTGACCCTGCCGTAGGCCGGGGGCTCCCAACTGACCAGCAGGTAGGCCCAGTAGACGCCGCCGCCATCGGCATAGACGCCATCACTGACCTTCAGGTTGCGCGGCGGCAGGGTGTAGGGGTCAATGGGTACGCTGATGCCCTCAGTGTAGTCGGGTATCTGGCCGGTGTCAGCGTCAGCTATCTCAGGTGCATCAGCCACCATCATCAGCCGGTGCACAAAGTTGTCTTCAGGCTCTATGCCGATGACCCTGAAGATTTCGCTGTCTAGGCTGGCGTAGCCAAGCGCAAACAGGTCACCCACGGCGGGCATGGGCATGGCGGTGCCCACCAGCCCCAGCTTGTTGAGTTCCACGCCTATGTAGCCGGGGTCTATGGTGCGCTCAAGGAATGTGCCGCCCGCCAGCCTGAACCTGAACATGTAGTTGGTGGCACCGGCCAGCGTCACGTTGGTGTCAATGGTCACCTCTTGCTTGGCGGCGTCCACCGCTGTCACGCGCCCGCTGTAGAGCCCGTACCTGAAGCTGTCATGGTTGACGCGCACGCGGTCACCCCGGATGAGCGGCAGTGCGTCCCACCCGGCATAGAGGCTGAAGATGCCGGGGCGCAGAATGCGCTGGGCAAGGTGAAAGCGCCCGTGCTTCCAGATGCTGTCAGTGTTGGTGACGCCGGGCATTTCAAAGCCCTCAAGCAGCGTGGCGTTGGCCTTGCTGTAGCCGTCGTTGTAGACCACCCGCTCATCTTCACGCCAGCCCTTGGTTTCACTGGGGAAGCGCATGCGGTAGCCATGCGGTATGGGCTCAAGGTCACGTTGCTCTTCAAAGTTCCAGCTATTGCGCGGGGTGAACAACTGGCTGATGGGTACGGCCTGCTCATCCCAGACCACAGACCATTTGCCGTCCCTGAAGACTGGCATGCCGCGCCCGGCAGCACAGATTTCAATGATCAGGTCATAGACTGACATCTGGCTGCGGACTACTTTGTTGTAGTGCCACTTTTGCTGGACGCAGTACGTCCACCATTTCTGAAGCTGCACCAGATCAATCTGCGCCACTGGGAATGGCCGCCTGTTGGCCTTGCACGTCAGCACGTGCCTGAACAGGTCAGCCGGGTTGTTTGACGCCACGTCATTCACCCAAGAGGTGCCGTTGAACGCCACCACCCTTGACTGCACCACGCAGTTGTAGCTGTCCACCACTTGGTTCAGTTGGCCGCTGGCCCTGATGCGTATGGCGGTGACGCTCAGCGGCGCGTCAGCAAACCGCAACGGCACGCCAAGCGTGAAGCTGCGCAGCGCCGTGAACAGCAGCATGTCAAGAGCGGTCCAGTTGGCGTCTACCCAGTACTTGGTTATCTCAGGGCTTTCTTTGTGGACGCGCACGTCATACTGCCCGGCAACGGGAAATGTGATGTTGTACGTGCGCCTGACCGTCTTTTGTGTGGACGCGCTAACCTTCATCACAAGGTTGCCTGACCACGCGCCCGCAGCCGCTGGGGGTATCTCGGTGGCCGCCTTGCGCCATTGAATGTAGATGATGGCCTCACGCCCGCTGCGCTGGCCTTCATCTGAGATGACGCCAAGGCCCTGCGGCCATGAGAAATCAAGCCCGCAGCTTACGGTATCGGTGGCAGTTCTCTTTTCAACCCAAGGCGTCACCGCAGCGGTGGGGTAGCCCTGCGCATCAGGCACGTTCTTCAGCAAATCTATGGAAAACGGCTGTTCAAGAACATTGCGGGGGTAGAGCGTGGACGCCGCGTCACCGGCATAGCCGTAGCGGTGTTCAAGTTGGGCTTCTGGAAAGGCACTGACCAGCGTCTCACCGATCTTGATGCTGTTGGCCTCAATGGCCAGCGCGCCGTAGCCGTTGCAGAACAACTGGCGCAGGTATTGCTCATCACCCACCGTCTCAGTGTAAGGGCTGGCGCACAAAGGCGGCGTGATGCGGTGGCGGCCCAGCACCAGCGGTATGGGCTCCCACTGGGTGATCTCATTGCGTGAGCCGAGAATTGAGTAGACTTCCTTACGGTCACTGGGCGTGGGCTTGACCGGCTTGGGCGCAAACAGCTTGTTCAGCAGAAACTTCAGGCCGATTGTGATGCCTGTCAGCAGCAACTGGCCAAAGAAGCCCATGCCAGCAAACAGCGGGCCAAGCAGGGTGGGTAGCAGCGCCGGTATGATGGCCAAGAACGGCCCCTCAGCCACCGGGCGCGCCACGCAGGCGGTGCCTGCCTTGAGCCGCACGCGGTCCCACATATGCTCTGGCACCAAGCTGCCGTCTTGCAGAAAGATGGTGAAGCTGTGCCGGTAGCGCTCACGCCAGCCGCTGTCTTCAATGCTCAGGTCAAGCGCCTCAGCTATGCTCAGGCCCGCTGGCACCTCACAGACGTGGCGGTCACCCTGAAGCGCGTGCTTGAACAGGAAGAACCTGACCATGGTGTCAGGGCCATAGATTTCACCTGTGCGCGGCTCAAGCGGCTTCATCATTGTAGCGGTAGAACCCGTCTATCTGAGTGCTGAAGCGCAGGCTTTCGTAGCTTTCAATCACCGCCCCAGAACGGTCAATATGCAGCATGCGCCCATTGCCCACTACTACACCAACGTGAGCGCGCGTGCCCACGTGAAACACCACGCCGTCACCCACCTCAGGCTTTTCAACCCTGAGCCAGTAATCGGGCTTGTTGTCAATCAGCCGCCTGATGATGATGCGGTCAAGGGCGGTGGTATAGTCCTCACTATAGGCGGGCAGTTCTATGCCCAGCATCTCACGGTAGACCAGCCGCGCCAGCCCCCAGCAATCTGTGCCCGCGTGCGTGCGCCCGCCGTCTTGCCACGGTATGCCCACGTAATGCTCAAAGTCACGGGCTGTCAGCGCTGGCTTCATGCAAACATACCGGGGAACCCCGCAGGGGTGAAAAGACCAGCGGGGATGGGCTCATCTTCAGCCGCGTCAAGGCCCACCTCAAACGTGATGATGTCAGAGTTGCGGGTGTAGCCCCTGATGTCCATGATGGGGAACGGTATCTGCACCAGATCAGGCTGGGTGGCCGTCACGATATCAATGTCAACGGTGCCGCGCTGTATCATGCTGGCGCACCACGCCACCATGGTGCCCGTGACGTTTTCTACCATCAGGTGCATCCGGGGAGGCCGGTCAGCCACATCTGTGGGCAGGCGCAGGCTCATGGGCTTGTAGGTGTAGGTCTTGCCCCGACTGATGGTGCCCCAGACCAGTTCAGGCTCAGTGTCCAGCACCTTGGTATTGTCACCGCTCAGGTACAGCACTTCATTGGTGTCTGGGTGCCGCATGATGAGTAGAGCGATTGGCACCTCATCACTTTCCTGCATGTATAGTTGAGTCCTGAAGTTCAGGCTGACGGTTGACTTGCTCATAGTTCAAATATCTCCAACTCCATCATCACCGCCCAGCGGTCACCGCCCAAGTGGCTGGGCTGGGGCGGTGAGCCACCGGCAGCAAACCGGGCAATGGGGTTGGCGTCATTGGGCGTCTGCATGTAGGCGGTGGCCTTGTCATGGCGCTCAAGCTGCGGCGCGGCCAGCCTGATGGTCAGGTCAATTGACAGGCCCACCATGCCGTAAACCTGAAAACGCATCCACGTGCCGTTGACCCCCGCCGCAGGCATTTTCAGCGTCTGTTCATAACGCTGGTCCTTCAGCAGGTCAGTATCCAGCAGGTCTTTGAAGTTGATGGCATGACCCACGGTCACCGGGTTGTCATACTGCACTATCCTGACGTGTGAAACGTTGTCAACTGAGCCGCCAATCAGCCGGGCGTGCAGGCTGGCGGTCCATGATTGGTTGCTGGCGGCTGTCAGCGCCGCAGGGTGGAACAGTATCTCAGCCACGTTCCAACTGCCTGCGGTGCCGGTGGGCACGCCGCTGTAGCGCAGGTCGATATACTGGTAGCCGTCTTCAACGCCTATGCCCATGACGCTCTTGTTGATGCCGTTCTGCACACCCGCGCCAGACCAGCTATTGGGCAGCGTGCCGGGGTTGCCAATCACCGCGCCCGCGTTGCTGCTGTTGGGCAGCCAGTTGCGCCGCCAGCCGTAGCCGAACACAGGGTCAGGGAAGTTGAACGGCAGCTTGCCCTCAAGCGTGCTGGTGCGCCAGAAGTAGCGCAGCGCGATCAGTTGCGCCTTGCTCATGTGCATCACGCCACCCAGCTTGCGCGGCATGCTACTGGTGCGTGAGCGGATCAGCGCCGGGCCCAGTTCAGGGTTGGTGGTCAGGCGGTTGTCAGCAAAGCTGTCTTGGTAGCCGTCTGCGTGAAACTGCTGAGGCAGGCTGGTGGGCCAGAGTTGCGGCATGGGCTCACCTCATCTTCATGCGTTCTTGCAGACCGAACTTGCCACGCATGGCATTGTTGGTTGCTGAGCCGCGCTGGTCAATGTTGCTGGCCTGCATG